TCGCCGGCTTGGAGCGGAGGTCGATCCAGCGCTACGAGAACGCGGTGCGGGACCCGCAGTATTCGGATCTGCTGCTCATTGCTCACGCCCTGCGGGTGCACGTCACTGACCTCTTCCACGGCTAGGGAGACGCCCGGAAGGAGTTGTTCCGTTGCGACTTGAGTCCGAGTCAACAGCACGGCAGGTCGTAAGGGAAGTGTGAAGGTTGCATATATCTGCGCGCATCTTGTGCATCCCGCACGTTTCCGTAACCGCAGGTCAATCCATGGCCAGCGCTTACCGTGGCGGCAACGCCAGCACCCGTTTAGTGCCTGTCAGGCAAGATCCCGTCACGCCTCTTCGGACAGCCGCTGGTACGCCTCATCTCCCTGTTCCTGGTAGGCGCCCCATAGCTGCTCGGAGTCCTTGCACCGGCCGAGGTCGATGTCCCGGCAGACGTCGCAGTTCGTGGTGTGGGTGACGTAGCGGCTGTAGGCCTGCTGAAGCGGGGAGAGTTTCCCGGCGACCGAGGTTATGACCGGCGGGCGGGTTACGGGCGGGGGCGGGGGTTCTCTACGCTCGTCCACGTCGACGGCTCCAGTTCGTCGGCACTGCCCCTGGGGTGCGCTGCCTGCGCCTCGGGGGCTCTTGCAATTGCAGGCTAGCCCGACTTGTATCGGCCTGTCTCGCGACGTATCGATACGTAGCCCAAGATGCTGGTCTGTACTGCGCTGTCTAGCTTCGGATCATGGCCGTAGATCCCGATGCTGAGATTGACCACGAGGGTCCGATCACCCCGTACCGGCAGCTCGCCGACATCCTGAAGGCGCGAATCGCGCGCGGGGACTGGACCGAGGGCAGGCCGTTGCCGTCGGAGCTGCGGCTAGTGCAGGAGTACGGGCTGGCCCGGTCCACGGTGCGGCGCGCGATCGCCGTGCTGGCCGAAGAGGGCGCCGTATGGACGGTGCAGGGGCGCGGGACGTATGTGGGACAACCGCCCACCGAGGGCTGATGGTTGCTGCGCAAAGACCAGCAGAGACGACATCGGTGAAAGGTAGAATCGGGGAAACCAGAACGGCCCCCGATGGTGCTACCAACACCGAGCGAGGGCCTGACCAGAGGAATGGTGGTCCTCATGGCTGTGCGTCAGCCTACCCTGCGCGGATTGCCGCGCAAGTCTCACCTCGGCGGCTACCTGTACGTCATCCGGTTCAGCATCGACGTGGTCAAAGTCGGGATGACCGTAGCCCCAGCTAACCGCCTTCACGCTCATCACAGCTATGCGCGAGGGCTGGGCATAGCGGTCACCGACCAGTGGGTTTCCGAGCCCCACGTACAGGTGAAGAAGAACGAGGCAGAGCTGATCGACTTCTGTCGCACGCGTGCCGCGCAAGCCAACGCAAGGGAATACTTTGCGGGACTCGGCTTCAGCGACGCGGTCGGGTTCGCCGAGACGCTGTCCTACATCCCAGCCCAGAACGGCATAGCGGCCGACGACGCCCCCAACCTCACGAGGTGGCGGCAGGTCTATGAAGTTCTGAGGGTACGGATCATCGACGGCACCTACGCTCGCGGGCAGAAGCTGCCATCGTTCGCGGGCATCTGCGACGAGTTCCCTGTCAGCCCCATGACCGCGAAGCGCGTGTTGACGGAGCTACGCAAAGCGGGCCTGGCGGAGGTGCAGGTCGGTATCGGGACCTTCGTCACCGAGCTGCCACGGCCCGAGGGCTGACCGCTGTCGTACCCGGCGGCTACGCTTTGATCTATGCCTCCCACTCCCCCAGACCCGGGCCCCACGCGGCCGTCTGCCGTGGTGAATGAGGAGATCCGGGAGCTGGTCGCGCAGGCGGGCGGCTGGCTGTACGGGGAGACGCGGCAGCGGTACGAGATGCTGCGGGACGAGTGGACGGTCGCCACGGCCGCCGAGCGGGGCGAGATCGTCGAAGCGGCGTGACGGTACGCTGACACGGCGACGCCCCGCCCACTTTGACTGGGCGGGGCGTCGTTCCGTGCGGCTACTTCTCGGCGGTGCGGATCGCGACGAGGCAGTCCGCGCACCACCGCTCACCCGGCTTGGCCAGACTGAGCGGCACGTCCTGCTTCGGCGCCGGGAGGACGATGCCGTCGGAGTCGGAGCACGCGATGGCCTGGAACTCTTCCTGTGCGCGGCCAACCGGCTTGTGCCAGATCAGGATTTCCGTCCGACCTTCCGTGACGCGTTCCGGCGTTGCAAGCATGGTCACTTCTCCTTGTGGGGTCGGGCTTCGTGGTTGCGGACGCTGGCTTCGGCGCCGACGTAGGTGCAGCCGTCGACGGAGCAGCGGACCCAGCCTCCACCGGTGACGGCGGCCTCGGTGACGGATTTGTCGGGGCCGTAGCCGTGGGCGGCGAGGAGCTTGGGGACGGTGCCGCCGTATTCGGCTGCGATGAGCGCGGCTTCGGCGATCTTGTCGTGGCCTCGGGCGAAGAAGGAGCCGATGCCGGTCTCCGTGCCGCAGCCACACCAGCAGGAGCCGGTGGGGATGAGTCGCTCGGTCATCGCGCGCCCTCCAGCAGCGCGCCGATGGCGGCCACGACGTCGGAGACGGCCTGGTTGTAGGCCTCGTCCTCCGGCATGCCGGTCGCGTCCTGCAGGTACTCGCCACGAGCGGCTTCGATGGCTTCATGGAGGATCTCGGCGCGAGTCTCACTCTCGTTTTTCGTCATGTAACCAAGGTAGCCAATCTAGGTTGACAATCAAGGTGAACTAGAAAAGATACGCACGTTGCTGTCGCGGCGGAGCGGGGACGTGACGACCGCGGCCTAGGATCTCCCGGTGGCATCTATCGAATTTCCTGAAGATCTGATCGCGCTGGCCCGTACCTCCTGGGCTGAGATCCAGCGCGGCGAGCTGACCGTGGACACGGCGCGCGCCGTACACGAGGCCGTCACCGCGTTCGCCGAGCAGGCCGGGCTGCGGCGGATGGATGTTGAGCTCGGGCTGAAGACGCTCGTGCGGTACGAGACGGCGGCCTGACAGCAGCGAGCCCCGCGCCCGGTGCATCACGCCGGGGCGGGGCATCAGCAACAACCCGACTAGCTAGTCGTTATGTTGACGTCCACTCTAGGGGCGGCCACTGACAACGAGGCGCCCCTCGGCGACGGGGGACGACGACCGAGGGGCAGGATCAGTCTCGCAGGCGATCCGGCTCGTCGGACCACGACGTGAGGACCCGCTGTTCCTCCTCGTCGACGAGGGTGACCCGGGCGCCGGAGACGCTGCCGTGCTCGCCGATCCAGCGGCGGAACTTGTCGTCGGCCGTCGCGCGCTTCGACCACCAGCCGTGCATGACGGGCCGGCCGCCGGTCGACAGGGTGAGGTGATACCGCTGGGCGTTCACGGGATCAGCCTACGCGTAATATCGAACACGTGAACGACCAGCCCGCCTCCCGCCTCGACCAGCTTCTCTTCCTCAAGCGCGTCCAGGAAGCCGACCTCGAGCGCACCCGCAGGTGGATCGCAGCAGAGGAACGGCGGCAGGCCGAGCAGCGACGCGGCGAACAGACCCGGCCGCCCGAACCCGACTGGCTCATCGAGCAAGGCCTCGACGGGCGGCAGCCGGTGTACGTGCACGTCGGCGGCTGCCACATGGCAGGCAAGCGCAGCCGCGGCGTCGAGCGGGACCAGGCGCTGCGGGCACTCGCCGAAGGGGTCGCCGCCTGCACGCACTGCCGGCCCAACTCGGAGCTGGGATACCTCGAATAGCTGCCCTACACTTCGGCTGTCCAGACCAAGGGGGGCATGTGAACAGCGAAACCGAACCGCCGCGAAGACCGCGGCGTCACCTCATAGTCGGCGGCGTCCTCGTCGCCGTCCTGGCTGCCCAGTCGGCGGCGCTCATCGCCCAGCAGATGCAGATCAGCAACCTGAAAACCCAGCGCAGCACACCCGGCCCGGCGGGTCCATCCGGGGCGCCCGGCCCTGCGGGGCTGCCCGGTCTCCGCGGCCTTCCCGGGCCTGCAGGCAAAGACGGCAAGGACGGAAAGAACACCGTCGTCACCGTTCAGGGCAGCAACACTCAGACGCAGCTCACCGAGACCGAGGCCCGCGCCCACTGCGAGACTGTCGCCGACCAGGCCTTCCCCGGCAACAGCAACACCGGAGACACGACAGCCGACAGCCTCACAAACGCCTACTCCGCCACGATGCACGAGAAGACGCTCCAGCAGTGCATGGGCGAGCAGGGCTATCCGCAGTAGAGACACGGAGGGTCGCCTCGACTAGGCGCTCCGCGGCTTCCGCCCCGTCGCCTTCTTGGCTGTCTTCTTCGCCGTGGCCTTCTTGGCGGGCTGCTTCTTCGCCGTCTTCTTGGCCGTGGGCTTATTCGGCATCTCGTGGATGGTGGCGTCCTCGCCGCGTGCGGTCCGGGCCTTGGCGACAGACTCTTGGAGGGCGGCCATCAGGTCCACGACCTCTCCGGCCGGGGCCTCCTGCTCGGGCGTCTCCGGGGGTTCGTGGCCTTCCCGTTTCGCCTCGATGAGTTGTTCCACCGCCTCCGTGTAGTGGTCGGTGAACTCTTCGCCTTCGAGGTCGTCGCGGGTCAGGCGGTCGATGAGGAGCTCCGCCTCGGCGATCTCCTCATCCGTGAGTTCCACCGCGTCGGGTGCCAGCTCGGACGGGTCGCGGATCTCGTCATCCCAGCGCATCGCGTGCAACACGATCACGCCGTCCCGGACCCGGAGCAGGCCGAGGCGCTCGCGGCCGGACCAGGCGAACTTCGCCACCGCCACCTTGCTGCTCCGCACGAGGGCCTGGGCCAAGAGCTTGTACGGCTTTGCCGCTACCTGGCCATCCGGCTGGAGGTAATAGCCGTCCCCCACCCGGATCGGGTCGATACTCTCCGCGGGCATGAACGCGACCAGCTCGATCGCCTTCGCCGTCGGCAGCGGCATCTGCTGCAGCTCCTCGTCAAGCACCGGGATCACGGTGTCCTTGGTCAGCTCATAGCCCTTGCCGATCTCCCCCTGCGTGACCTCGCGGTTCTCGAGCTCGCAGTACTTCCGGACGCGGACGCGGGCCATGTCGTCGAGGTGCACCTGGTGGAAGCGGACGCTGTGGTCCTCGGTGGCACTCACGACGTGAATCGGGACGGTGACCAGGCCGAACGAGATGGCGCCTGACCAGATGGTTCGGGGCATGGCAGACCTCCGCGACAGCCCCGAGAAGGCCAGCCTACGAGTCTGCACAGAAAAAGGCATACACGACAAAAAGCCCGAATAGGGTGCCCCGGTCTGGGAACTTCGTCCAGGGAAAGCCATCCACCGCATCGAACGGAGCGCGCCGTGATCATCAAATCAATGCACGACATGGGCATCCGCAGCGAACACGCCTACCTCGCCGGCATGGCATCCATCGGCCTCAGCGTCGCCGCCTGGGCCACCTCGCTTCAACTCGAACCCGGACTCGGCCTCGCCCGCGCCGACCGGTGGGGACTCTTCGTCGGCGAATGGGCGCCCACCTTCTTCGGCCTCGGCCTCGCCCTCTCCCACTACGAACAGCAGGACGGCACCCTCAACGCGACCGTCCATGAAATCCGCGAACAGCACAAAGCTCAAGCGGTTGGTTGACGGCGCGCGACCGCCTGTCAAGCGGAAGTCGTACCGTCGCGACGCAGCCGCATGGCCTCCCGTGGGGAGCCGGGAGGCGCGGCGGGCCCTGCCGCCCCCAGGACGGCAGGGACCGAAAGGGGCCCCCACCTGGGGGTGGTGGATCCCGCGCGATCAACGATGCACCCGAACCGGCCACAGGCATAGAGGTGTGACCGGAAAATGCCTCCGAGGCGCCTGTGCCTACCCGCTGTCAGTGCCGCCAGCGAGAATGCCCCCATGGCGATCACGATGCAGAACTACAGCCTCACCTGGACCGACCCCGACGGCACGCCCCGAGCGTCCGGCGTCAGCTACGACAAGCCGAGCGCCGAGCAGCGAAAGGCCGAACTCGATGTCGGCGGGTGCACCGACGTACAGGTCGTTGAGACCCGGCCCGGGGAACTCGCGCAGCCGCGGGGCTGACGCGCAGACCCTCGGGCCCGCTACCTTGTCGCCCTCACAGCACACGCCTTGGGGGGCACCATGAAGGTCGTCGCGTTCCTGCTCGCAATCCTGTTCACCTGCCTCACGCTCGGCGGGCTCGTGAGCGCGGCCCACGGAACGGACACCCCGTCCGTCGTCGGTGACCTCGTCATCAGCGCACTCCTCGGCTGGGTAGCCGTGAGCCTCTGGAAGAAGACGAGAAGCTGACGCACGAGCGCCCGCCCCCACGTCTCAGGGGCGGGCGCAAGGCTGGACGCTGGTTCATGAGGCCAGCAACGGCAACCGATCGGACGGCCCCAGGAGACCGCACTGCCGCAGGCCCGCCCGGCTATTCACCGACAGGATCTAGGGTGCCCCGGTTTCCCGCGAGCAGACGAGCGTGGCCTACAGGGAGTGTGGCATGAGGGGCTGACGGGCGGGGCTTAGTTCTAAGCTGCTCGCTTTGCCTGCAGGTTTCGCTCCAACTCTTCGAGCGCCCGCAAGCCCCTACCTCCCGGCATCCAGGTTCGCTTCGACCGTTCGATCGCAGCTACGAGCAGATCGCCGTCCGCGTCGTCGAACAGCCCGGCCGCACAGAAGCATGCCGTGGCTGATCGCATGGCCGGGATGTGGATCCCGGACCAGTCTGCATACTCCGGCACGGCAGGAGCATGGAAGGCTCCGGCGTTCCGCTGAAGGAGCTTGCCGATCTCGCTGTCGGGGTCTTGATGATCCGCGCCGAGAACCTTCGCGATGACCTGGGCGGCGAGCCCCGCGGGGAGCCCGAGCTCAGCATCAGCGATGGCCAAGCGATCCTTCCCGTAGACGGTGTCGAGGGCTTTCGGGTCGATCTCCTGCAGGAGGTTGCACATCTCGCTCGTGGCCTGACGATCCTTTGCGACCTTGACCAGCCTGTCGCGCAAGTCGGGCGTGAGCAGCTCGGGTACGACGAACCCTGGGATGTGGGCAGCTCCAAGCGCGAGGGTGAAGGATGCGATGTCGGTGTCCCACCGGTCGTAGCGACGACCCAGGTAGCCGGGAGTCTCCGCGTCCTGGAAGAGCTTGACCGCAGCTCGCGTGTCGGAGTCATCCGACACCCATTCGGCGAATGCCGCGTCGCGACTGTCGATGCCGGCAGCGTCGGCGAGCGCGACCCACGGGTCAAGGCTCCGTGCTGCCCAAGGGATCAGGCTGAGGTAGCGCGCCATGTGGGATGGGTCCGTGAAGGCGACTTCGTAGGCGTCGTCGCCTCGCCCGAAGATCCCGTCGCCGTAGCGCTCGCCATCGTCGATGGCAGAGAAACTGCGGCTGAACGTGCGCATGAAGTCCTCTAGGCCGTCCTTGCAGCGTTGCCTCAACCGCCGGATCTCCTGGCGTTCACGCGCCTCCGGGGAGTCTTCCGCTGCGGTCACACCTACGCCGGGTATCAGGAGGTACCCGCCCGAAGCGTGGTGTGCCAGCCAGTCCTCGGCCTCACGGTAGGACTGGTAGGTCTCCCAGACCGCCTCGGGGATGCGGCGTGCCGGGATGTCGCTGGGCGGTATAGGGCCGCCCGTCGCGGCCCGGATTTGGTCAGCGACCAGCCGCCAGGACGCCTGTCGCCATGACAGATCCATCGCCTTCTCTTCGGCTTCCCGGCGCTTCGCCTCTTCGCGGCTGGCTTTGCGTCGCTTGGCGTTCCCGACTGCGTTGCTTGCCACGTTGAGCAAGTCGCCGCTGGTGGCGTGCAACGCGATCTCTTCCCGCTCGGCCAGATCAAGTTCGGCGGTGGGGACTTGTTCGCGTATGGGTGTGATCTCGGGGCGCCGACCTTCGACCGCGAGCTCTTCGATCCAACCCTTGACGAGTGGGGCGGGGGCAGTGAGATGGCCGGCAAGTCTGACTTCGATCGGCTTGGTCGTCTGGCCGACGTAACGCACCGCCTCGGTACGCGGGTCGATGAGCGCGTAGATCGTGCCCGTGGAGGCATCTGTCACGGTGCGATCTCCTTCCGGCTTTCGACGGCGACCAGGGACGCGCGTCCGGCAGCCAGCTCCGGGACGTACTTGTAGATAGTCATGCGACTGACGCCGAGGAGCTTCGCAATCGAGGTTATGGACGCTTCGGGGTCGGCGAGCATGGCACGAGCGTGCCGGACCTGCTCTTCCGTCATGGCCGGAGGCCGGCCGAGCCGTTCCCCGCGAGCCCTCGCCGCGGCGAGACCTTCATGGGTTCCCTGGACGATGAGCTCACGGATGAACTCGGCGAGCGCGGCGAAGACGTGGAAGACGAGTCGGCCGCCGGGCGTGGTCGTGTCGAGGGACTCATGCAGGGAGCGGAAGCCGATGCCTTCTTCGCGGAGACTGCCGACGATGCCGATGAGGTCTTTGATGGAGCGCCCAAGGCGGTCGAGTGACGGCACGATGAGGGTGTCGTTCGGGCGGAGGTAGTCGAGGGCCTTTTGGAGCTCCTCGCGTTCAGCGTTCTTGCCGGACTTCTTGTCGGAGAAGATCCGTTGGCAGCCGGCCGCTTCGAGGGCGGCTATCTGACGGTCGAGTAGCTGCCCCTTGGTGCTGACGCGGGCGTAGCCGACGAGGGCCCCTCCCCCGCCGACGGGCGCGAGGAGGTCTGGGGAGTCGGGTTCCATGACTCCATTGTCTAACAAAGGGTCACCCCCAGTACATGGACATTGAGACTTCCTGTACACCCTTTTTGGACAATCGAGCGGGCGGGTATGCCCGTTTCGTCACTCGGCTGTCCAACTAGCCAACAATCGATCGATTGTTGGACGGTTGCCGACAGTTAGGCACCCCTCGCTTGACGCCGTGGCTAGCCTCCGAGCATGAACACGTACAAGGGCACTTCCCTTCTGATCCTCGACGTCGACACACTGCTCCCCGTGGGGGCAGACCTCAGCAAGGACGCGTCGGGCACCTGGAGCGGCACGCTCACCTTCCCGGCCGAGGCGAGAACGCCGGAGCTGATGAACCTCGCCACAGGAGCGCTGCGGATCAGTGGGCGCGACGGTGCCTTCGTCCGGCCGGACACCTCAGACTGGGTCGGCTCCCCGGCAGGCCCGTTCCAGATCCGCATCGAGGGCAACGGCGACGCCCCGTTCTAGCGGCCCCGCTACCCTCGCGGCATGACGACCCGCCCCCGCTTCCATCCCGACGACGGGCGCCCCCGATACGTGGGTCCCGCCACCGTCGTGCTTCCTGACGGCCGCGAGGTGCCCGTCACCGCATCCCTCGTGCTGCGCTTCGACCCCAACCGCACAGACAACCGGGAGTCCGACCGCGACAGCACGTGGGCCGGCAGCGTCACGCTGTCGGATCCATCGGGCGACGTCGATCTCTTTGACGCGGCGCCCGGGATCCTGCGCATGCCGGACGGCCGTGAGAGCGAGTTCATGGCAACGAGCGGACGGAGCGAAGTCGGTGTCGCAGGGCTCGGCCCAGCCCCGTTCGTGGAGCCTTAGCCGCACGCGACGGAGAGCCGTTGCCCGAGAGCTCTCCCAACCCGAACTTCGGGATACAGGGGAACCCTCCCGGGCCTCTCGGCGACCGACTTCCTGGCGACCACGCACGCCTGCGACTGCCGGGGTGTTGCTCGCTATCACCACCAGGAACCTGACGCCCAGCCTACGGCGAACTGCCGCCAATCTCTTGTCGGTTGACAGGGAGCCTGGCCAGGCCCCAGATGCGCGACCCCGCAAGCGTCCGTTCGGATCCTGCGGCGGGCCTTGTTCGTTGAAGGTTCACATTTCGTTACGGTTTCATCACCGTGCCCCCACAGCTCTTACAGAATCCTCATCTGCACCGTTACGGTCATCCCTCCACGAACCATCCCTGGGGGGACACATGTCGCAGAATCAGCCGCCAGTCGGGCCTCCGAGCTGGATCCAGGCACCGCCGCCGCCCCCGATGCCGTCGCAGCCCACCGGCCGCCCGAAGTGGGCGCGTAAGAAGGTCGTCATCCCGGCCGCCCTGGTCATCCTGTTCATCGGCGTCGGCATCGGACAGTCCGGCGACGACCAGAAGACGACCGCCAGCGACAAGCCGGCGCCGCGCGTTACCGTCACCGAAACCGCGAAGAGCAACGCCAAGGCTGCGCCTGCCCCGACGGTGACCGTGACGAAGACCGCGAAGCCTGCCGCCGTGAAGGCGACGCCGAAGAAGGCGGAACCGGCCGCGCCCGCCGACAAGGTCGTGTTCAAGGTGTGGGGCAGCGCGTCGGCCGGCGTGGACATCACCTACGGCAGCGACACTGACAACCTGCAGGGCCGCGGGCTGCCGATGACGAAGACCCTCACCCTGAAAGACGACGCGATGTACTACGACGTCACCGCGCAGTTGCAGGGCGGCGGCGACATCCACTGCTCCGTAACCGTGGACGGGCAGACGAAGACGGGGCACGCCGCCGGCGGATACAACATCTGCTCCGCGCAGCTCAGCGACGACTTCCTCGGCGGCTGGAGCTAGAACCCCCCTACATGACCGAACGCCCCCGCCCGCTGCCATTTGGCAGCAGAGCGGGGGCGTCGCTACTCGGTCTCGTCGTCGGGCGCCGGAGTCGAGCTACAGGCGGCCTCGGCCGGGGATGATCCGGCCGGGCCTGGTCCTGCTCTGTGCGTCAGGGACCTGGATAGTCCGGGTCGTCTTCGGCTCGCGGCAGTTCCGTGTCTCCCTGCGACCAGTGGTTGACCCAGCCGCAGAGCCCGCAGGCGTAGCGCCCGTTCAGGCCGTGCACCTGCGCACCGCACTCACGGCATTCCGTCGCCGTGATCTCGGAGCCGCCCTGCGCTGCGGCCGTGTCAGTGTGCGGCACGGCTTCCGGTGGCCATTCCTGCTTCATGGGCCGAGACTACCCGCGGGGCGGGCGCGCACCCGCTTTGCCATCCGCAGTTGCCGCACAACCAGCCTCCGCTCGGCCCCTGCGAGGTTGCTGCGCCACAGTTCGGACAGTTCATAGCTGCCTCCTAATCCCGGGCTGATCCCGGTTTCCCATCCGCAATGGTTGGAGCAGATCCATCGGCCTCGGTTGTCCTGGTAGGTCCAGGCCCCACAGTTCGGACAGTTCATCGCCCCGCCTCCCGCATGAGCCGGTACAGGCCGCGGGCTTGCTGCTCGGACGGGCCGGTCAAGGACGGGAGCGCCAGGACGTCGACCACTGTGGGCGATGGGTGGTGGGTTGTACCTTGCTGCATGTCGACTCCTGCTAGTCGGCCACTCCCCGGGACCGGTCGCACGGTCGCCGGGGTCTGTCTTGAAGAGGGTCGGCTGATGTGCGGGACGTATCTGCCCACCGCGCAGGGACAGTTCGTCCCTCTGGGCGCTACCGTGGAAAAGGCCCAAACGTCCGCTGGGGGACTCTTGAATACAGCGCTCAGAACAGCTATGGACGCGGCCGGAATGTCACCCCGGCAACTCGCCGTGCGCACCGGAGTGACGATCAAGACCGTTGAACGATGGCTCGCGGACGCCGAACTCACCCCGCACGCGCGGAACCGCGATGACGCCTGCCGGGCGCTTGGAGTTGACGAAGAAATGCTGTGGCCGAAGGTCGTGAAGGACCGCATCAAGAGCGGTGGGGACCTGGAGATCACCCAGACGTATCCGTACCGATCCGCGGCCCCATCGGCACTGTGGGCAGATCTGACGGAGAGCTCCACGCAAGACATTCTGCTCGCTGGCTACACGGGGTATTTCCTGTGGTCGCAGGTCCCCCGGTTCTCGGAGGTGCTGACCCATAAGGCCAGGTCGGGGTGCCGGGTCCGGTTCCTCATCGGTGACCCCGAAGGCGAGGTGACGCGGCAGCGCGAGGTCATCGAAGGTACGGCCCTGTCGGTCTCCACGCGTATCCACATCACCCTTGAGCACCTCGCCCGCCTCGCTCCGGTGCAGGGCATCGAGGCGCGGCACAGCGCCCCCGAGGACGCGGTGAACCATGTCAGCCTCTCGGTGTTCCGATTCGATGACGACGCCCTGGTGACGCCTCACCTTGCCCGCCTGGTCGGCCACGATTCCCCGCTCCTGCACCTGCGCCGCCGCGGCGAGGGCGGCATGTTCGACCGATTCGCAGAGCACGCGGAAGAGCTTTGGGGTCGCGGCGTGCCCATCTGCGGCTGACCCCGGACACAACGAATACGCCCCCGCCCTCTGCCGAAGCAGGGGCGGGGGCGTATTCGTTGGCATTACAGGGTGGGTGCTGGCGTGAGCCCGTGCGCTGCCGCGACGGCCAGCCCTCGCCGTGCGAGGGTGACGCAGCGGGGCGGGAGCGCGGTCACGTCCCGGCCCGCGAGGATCCCGTCGAGGGCGGCGTGCACGTCGTAATGGCACGTCGGGCAGATCGCGGCCAGCGGCGTATCGATCGCCTGCCCCGCGGCTATCCACCACGATTTGGGGGCGATGTGGTGCTGCTCGATGACCGCACACGCGTGCCCCTTGTACAGGGAGCAGGCCTGGAGCAGGACCCGGCCGTCGACGACGGCCAGCTTCCGCGGCGTACTCACTCAGGCTCCGTATCGTCGGGCTGGTACCCGTCGGGCAGGCCCGAATAGACCGGCTCCCGGAACGGGCGCGGCGACAGCCAGAACGGCTCGCCTTCGTCTTCATCGGGCATGCGTGCTCCTATATGTACTGGCGGCGGCTGGGGTCGAGGCCCATGCCGAGCAGGCCGCCGCTCTTCTTCTGCGACGGTTGCGGCGCCCCGTCCTTGCGGCAGACGAGAGCGTCCGGATCGTAGGCGGGGGCCTGGAGACTGTACCCGTCCGGGCAGGTCTGGCCGTCCCTCCCGTCCTTGCCGTCGACTCCATCCTTGCCGTCGGCGCCAGCTGGCCCCTGAGGTCCGGTGGAGCCGACCGGCCCAGGTTCGCCTTGAGTGCCTTGCTGTCCGGCCGCACCGTTGGTACCCGCGGCGCCCGTCTGGCCCACGCCGTTGCTGCCGGCAATGCCGTTCTTGCCTGGCGCGCCAGAGGGTCCGATCGGGCCGACGGGACCCGTCGAGCCGATGGGTCCGGGCAGCCCCGGATCGCCCTTCGGCCCTTGGGGTCCGACGACACTCTTGCCAGCTTCACCGCGGGGTCCGGCCACAGGCTTCCCGCCTAGAGCGCGTACCTGCTGCGAGAGCGCGGCGATGTCTGAGTCCTTCGCGTGCAGGTCGTGCGCCATGCTCTGGATAGTGATGACGATCCACGCCAGCACCAGAAGCCCGACCGCGGCAGCCATCGCGTACCCGACGTCGACGCGACGGTGCACCTTCGCCCGGGAGCTGTGAGCCCTCACGAACCCGCTCCCCTCGCCGACAGATACGCCTGCAGCAGCAGGATTAGCACTGGTGCGATCAGCGCGGTGAAGGCGAGGCGCCGGTCCGCGCGGCGGCGTTCGTCGGTTGCCCGACTGTCCTGCTCCCGCTGCTGCTTCTCTCGTTCCCGGGACGTCTCAATGGCGGTGACCCGCTCTATGACCTGGCGGTGCACGTCGTCGGCAGCGCGGCGTTCCAGCTCGTACCGCTCGATGGACACCTTCGAATCGAGCCGGGCCCCGTACTCGCGGAGGTCTTCCTTGAGGTCGGCGTGAATGGCCTCAAGGCGTCGAACGACCTCCCCGAGCGTCGGCTCATCGGCCACGTGCTGCCCCGATCAGACGCCCTGCGGGGCGGCAGGCTTGATCGGGCTGGACTGCTCCAGCCGCACGGACGACACGGGGGCGGTGACACGTTCGCGCAGCCACAGTGTGACGAGTGCGGCGATTGCGGCCATGACCTTGCTCTGATGGTCGGCGGACCAGTCGAGGCCGAGGCCGACGCAGAGCGCTATGGCGGCCTGCGCGAACTGGACGATCATTGCGGCGAGTGCGCCTGTCTTCAGCACGATCGCTGCAATGAGGCCGACGGCGGCTGCGGCGGCGGCGTTGATGAGCGTCTGGGTGTTGTCGGAGATGTCGACGCCGAACGCGGACAGCGCCTGCAGGGCTGCGGCAATGAAGCCAAGGATGTAGATCGGTTCCCGTCCGAAGAACTTCACGGTGTTCTCGCTTCCTGCTCGGCGAGCCAGCGCCGAACTGTCTGGTTGTGTCTGGCGTCGGCGAGCGCGTTGTGCTCGCCGCTTTCCTGCTGGGGAAGGTCGTCCCAGGCGAGGCCGAGGCGGGATCGTTCCTGCTGGATGTCGTGCGTGAACATCGGCATGCCCTCGGGGAGGTCGATCATTCGGCCCCAGAGTTGGGCGAGGGCGACGTGATCGTAGGCTCCATAATTCGCCCAGAGCTGCACGTCTGGTCCGGCTGCGCGGATGAAGTCCATGACCTCGTTGGCGATGTGCTCGCGCCGCTTCACGACCGGGTCGGCGTAGTCGAACAGCCAGGACTTCGGTACGTAGTTGCGCCGGTCCCCATGTCCCTTGGGCAGGCTGGGGACTACGTTCTCCATCAGCCACTTGTGCTTGCGGATCTTCCGCACGGGCATGTCTCGGTTGACGGCGTAGTACTCGCGGCCGTCGTCGCAGACCATGCCGATGGAGATCAGTTCGATGGTCCGGCCGTTCTCCAGGAATTCGAGGTCGTAGTCCAGTGCGGTCATGCGACCACCTGGAATCCGTGCTTGGCGCCAAGCTTCGCGAGGGAGGTCTGGCCGGGGATGCCGTCGGCGGCACTGCCGGTGTAGCCCAGCCGTTTCTGCCACGCCTTGTACGCGGAGACCGTCAGCGAGCCGAAGGAGCCGTCGACGTACCCGCTGGCCAGAAGCCCTTCGGCCTTCAGCGCCTTCTCGACGACGAGGACTTCGGCCTTGTAGGAGGTGTGGCCCTGCGCGGCGGCGGGGTCGTGCTTCGCCGCGTACACGACGTGTGCGAGGGAGACCTTCGGCTTCGCGGCCGGCTTCGGCGGCGCGGGCGGGGGTGGGGCGGGAGCGACCGCCTTCCCAGGCACCTTGGCCGCGTCGATGCCGCCCGGGTCCCAGTGCGTGTTGCCGGGAACGTGGCAGTGCCCGTAGTGCCCGGCCTTGGACTGCCAGATGTCGCGCCGGCGTGGCATCGGATCGCTCGACCGTGCGACGGGGGGTCCTGCGGGCCAGACGTCGGGGATGCCGTGCGCCCGGCCTGCGGCGAGGAGCTTGCGGAAGTTCGGTTTGACGGCCGGGTCGAATCCGTCGGTCCAGGACGGGGACGGCATGGCGACGACCTCGACCTGAATGTTGACGAGGCCTTCGCGGTTGGTGCGGCGGGTGCCGTCGTTCTGCAACGCCCGCGCGGACTGGGTGAGGGGCCCGAACTGGCCGAGCCTGTCCGTCTTGGGGTCGTACAGCACCTGAGGCTCGAACCCGGCGTTGATCAGGTAGGACGCCATCGAGGTGAAGTAGCCCTGCGGCGACACGGTGACGTGCCAGGTGAACCGGGGCCCGGATTCGGGGTGGTCCATGGCGCCGCCGATGACCTGCCCGCCGAGACGCTCGACGCCGTCGATGTAGGCGGGCCCGCTGGTGGCGGTCCGCGGCGCGACGGCGCTCTCGAGTCCGGGAGCGCGGACGGTGAACGGGGCAGCGTCGGTGGGCTGGTACCAGTCGAGGGCGCCGCCCTCCTCGTCGGGGCGGAGGACGAAGAACGCGCCGCCCTGCCTCGGGTGCTCCTTGACGAACCGCGGCACGTCCTCGAGACCGGCAAGGGCCCGCACGGTCTCGACGTGGTCATGGTCGACCTCGCCGCAGTAGGTGACGGTCTGGTCGGGGTGGACGATCGCGGCGTGGAATGTGGTCATCACAGCCCCTTCGCGGTGAGCCACGCCCGGGCGGCCTTGGCCATGGCGGCGTCGACCGAGGCGGGCGTGGGAGCCGGTGTCGGCGTCGGGGTGGGCGCCGGGGTGGGCGCCGGGGTGGGCGCCGGGGAGGTGAGCGGCACGAAGAACGTGACGTCGCCCTGCTCGTCGAGGAGACGGCCCCAGTCGTCGAAGGAGAAGCAGAACGTGCCGTTCATGCCCCAGTCGGCCGTCCAGGAGTTGCGGGCCCAGACGAGCTTGTTGACGGCGTCAATGCCGTACACGCAGAACTCGTGACCACCGCGGACCGAGCCGGAGATCTTCACGCGGCCGGAGCTGTCGGGGTTGTCGAATCCCTCGTACCAGTTGACGCCGGTGACGCACGGCAGCGAGCCGAGCCCCTTGAGGGCGGCGTCCAGGGAGAGGGCGTGCTGGTAGCCGGATATGAGCCCGGCCTTCTCTGCGGCCTTGGCTCCGGCCAGTCCGACCGATCCAGTGTCGTCCGACTTCCATGAGCCCTTGATGTTGTCGAGGCTGGTGGCCGAGGAGTACAGGGCGAGACCCTGCATGTTGTCGGTGGCGACGTCTGCCGTAGGCCGGGCCTTCACCGTGGTGGGGATCGCCGCGTAGAACGGATCGGCGCTGACGCAGGCCTCGGTGCCGAATCCGACGCAGGCGCCGACGTTGGCCTGGTCGAGGACGGGTGCGTTCACCTTGTGGGTGGCGGAGGTGTAGCCAGTGCCGAGAAGGTCCTCGGACAGGGCGTAGGCGCGCGAGCGTTCGTCGTGCTCGACGTGCCGGCCGAGCCTGCCGCCGGTTTCGCTGGGGTGTTCTTCGATGTGCCGGGTGACGATTACGGTCAACGGGGGCTCCGGGAAGGCGCGATGGGGCATACGAAAGCCCCTGGGCCAGCGGCCGAGGGGTGGGAAGCAAGCAGTGCGCGCAGTCGGTCAGGAGAAGACGGGCTGCGGGTCCAGCAGGGTCGCGGTGAGGATCTCCATCAGCTGGCTGCAGATACCGCACTGCACGTAGCAGTGCACGCCGTCATTGGAATAGAACGGGTTGACGTCGAAGGTCTCCCCGAAGTTGCGGCAGGCCTCGTTGTTGTCGCGGACGGTGATGGCGTAGTAGAGGGCGGGCGCGAGAACGGGCGTGCTCATATCCCCATCACCATCCAGCTGATTCCGGTCGAGGTCGTGTTGGTGCGGGTCAGCCACACCGTGAGGCCGGTTGCGCTGACGCTGGTGACGCCGACGCCGGTGACCTGGGTGCCGGGCAGCGTCGTCTGTGCCGTGGCGAACGCGGTGAACGTGGTGCCCATCAGGTTCAGGCCGTTGATGGTGAACGAAGTCGGCGTGTTCGCGACCGGGGTGATGTTGATCGTGCCGTAGGCGATGTTCGAGGCTGTCAGGATCCCAAGGACGTCGAACGTGCACGGGGAGGAGTTCTCGCCCTGGATGGACGCGTGTGCCGTGCCGTCGAACAGGGACTCCAGGATGAGCAGCGCCTGGTGGTCACTCGGGTTGACGGCTCCCGAGGTGAGGACGAGGTCGCTGTACTGGAAGGCATCGCTGTCGTAGTAGATGCTCGCAGGATCCGCGACCAGGTTGTTTTCCACAGGCCGGAACTGCAGCTGCCCGCTGCTCAGGTACCCGCTCATGTTGATCGGGTCCTGCATGCCGCGCGTCCACAGCCCACCCCCGCCGTTGCCGGCGTCCGGGCCGAGCTCGGCCAGCAGGGTCGTGCCGTCCTCCGAGTACACGCGGAGGGTTCCGACGGATGCGGTCCCCATGCGGCGCGCGGCCCGCATCTCCCTCACCTCGCGTTCGAGGGCGGCCAGGCGGCGGGCCAGGCTGGTGGCGTCGGGAGGGAGTTGGTCGAGTTGCCGGGGCATTCAGCTCTCCTCTACGAGGATGGGCCGGACGCGGTCGGCGTCCGGGTCGAGTTCCCAGGACCAGCAGCGGGCGACGACGTTGGCGCCTTGTGGGTGCCGTGGTGAGCGTTCGACGGCCATGCGGACGGTGTCGCCGAGCGCCCAGTCCCGTCCCAGGCGTGGGGCGCGGGAGGCGACGGCTTCGATGGACCAGACTTGGGCGCCTTGCTGCATGAGTGTCAGCGACTGTGCGGCGTGGGCGTCCAGCTGGTCGGGGTCGGTCACGCCGGTCGCGGGGGTGTAGCGGTATTCCCAGCGGGGCCAGCCTGCGGTGATGAGCGCGGTCGCTTCGTGCGGGCTGGACGTGAGCCGCGATGATCCTTCGCCTTCGCCGCGGGCGAGGACGACGGTGGCGCCTTTGCCCTGCTCGTAGGACTCGGCGAGGGTGTACGACGAGACGCATCCCGGGAAGTCGAACGTGGCCTCGGGTGTTGCAGCTTGGATACCGACGGCCGAGCGGACGCGCAGGGGGAACTGGAAACCGCTATGGGTGCCGTTCCAGGCTACGTCGATCGTCCACTCGGGACCGCCTTCCAGGGCCATGAGCTCTTTGAGGCAGGACAGGATCGACTTGTCGTCGCCGTCCTCGGTCAGGTAGGTCATGGTGACGCCTGTGTTCGGCGCGTCGATGACGATCGGCGGGCCGTTCGTGAGGGCGGGGGTGGCGAGCGCGGAGATGACCGCGGCCTGGTCAGCGGCGATGAGGGTCTGCGTTCCGGGGAATCGGGCGTCCAGGTAGGCCTCGAGGGTGATGGCCCCCAGAGACAGGGTCTGCGGGCTGCCGCCGCCGCGGGTCAGTACCGCGCCCGCCCAGAGGGGCGTGTCGGTGGCCCGGTCGACGGCCACGAGCACGGACTGGCCGGGCGTGGTCGCCTCGGTCCATCCGCTCGGAGCGCCGGGTAGGTTGAGATCGAGCTGGAGAGTGGTGCTGTCGCCGAGCTTCCGTGTGAGCGCCCCGGTCTGCTTGAGGGAGCGGAGATCCTCGACGATGCCGCCTGTGCGCAGGTCGCAGCCGTACCAGGCGAGTTGGTAAGGCGTCTCCGTCATCAGACGGACTCGTAGGAGCCGGTGATGCGGACCTGGGTGGTGCTGTTCATGGTCTCGGGCACCGTCGGGCTATGGAAGGCGAGCCGACAGTCGCCCGACGAGGGCGGGAAGAACGTGCTGACGCTCGTCGCGGTCGGCGAGATCACGGTCTGCCCTGCCCACCGGTTCGTGCCGAGCAGCTGGGCGACGCCGATCATGGAGGCGCCAAGGTTGGCGGCCGCGAAGGGCGGCAACGTCCAGTTGTAGTTGCCCGCCCCGAATGTGGTGGTCGACCCACACGTGAGGTTGATGTGGAAGACCACCTGGCGGCCGATCTTCTGGTAGCGGCCGGCCAGCGTTCCGTTCCCCGGATTCGGGTTGGTGGTGGAGCCGGTCCACACCGGCGTGTAGGACGTCCAGAGGCCCGGCACCTTGTAGTAGGTGTCCCAGGAGGATCCGTTCCAACGCAGCAGGTCGGTGCCGTTGTCATAGAACTGGCCGATGTACGGAGTCGCGGGCGCGGTCGACGAGGGCAGGATGCCGCCCGGGGACACCGTCGACGGGCGGACCGCGGTACTCACGGAGGCCGTGCCGCCGTTGGACACCGACAGCACCGTGATATTGGCCAGCGGCATGTAGATCTGCGTGCCCGCCGGGGTCGGCGCGACCGGCGACGCCGACGGGGTGCCCGCCAGGTAGACCACGTCTCCCTTGGCCAGGCCGGACGCGTCGACCGAGTTGTCCCACACCCGCAGATAGACCAGGTCGACCCTGTTCAGGGTGGCGTGCGCTGCCGTGTACGTGCCCGGGGACACCGACGACGGAATCGCCACCCGGTACACGCCCTGCCCGCTGTAGCCGATCGCGGCCACGCCGGCCGAGCAGTTGATGGTGGTGCCCGCCAGGGTGACCGTGAGGCCCGGGTCGCCGGGGCGGACTCCGGAGCGGGAGCCGAGCGCGGTGCCGTCGTTCATGACGAGCATGGCGTCCGCGTTGCGGGCCTCGAGGCCCGAGAACGTCAGGGTGTCGATGGCCCACACGTCTACCGGCATAACTGCCTCCTCACATCCAGGCAGATCGCCACGTGGCGGTCAGCATCGCGGTCGCGTTGTAGGTGCTGGACTGGAACTGGTAATTGACCGAGCTGGCTGCCGGGATCGTCGGCCAGCCGGAGGGGACGGACATGAACCGGCGCCTGCTCACCCCGCCGTTGAGGATCACGGTGTGCGCGTCGGTGTCGATCGTGAGAACGTCGCCAGTGGCCAAGTCGAGCGAGTAGATGAGCTGCCGCACCGTGCCGTCCGGGTAGAGAGTGGACACGGTGGGTGCCACGACGGGCCCGGCGATCGTGAGGACCGGTCTGGTGTCCATGGATCCCGAATTGACGGCGTTGATCTGCCCGGACACCGTCGTCGCCGAGAAGGTGATCGGGAACGTCGCCGGAAAGGTCAGGCCGCCAGTCGTGGTCGGTAGGCCTGTCGTCCCGGACTGCAGGCTGGTGCTGTAGCGGCGAGGGTCGGCGGCCGTCATCAGCACGCTGTAGGTGGCGATCCGGTCCGTCACGTAGGCCATCAGCGGTTTCCCGGAGCGCCGTACCGTCGCCTGTTTCGACCCGGACAGCTCGTACACCACCAGCGTGGTGTCGCCCAGAGTGACGGCCGTCCGCAGCCGCTCCAGGGCGTCCTCAAGCGTTGGCCGGTCCGGCGCGGTGACCGTGCCGGCCAGAGTGATGGGTCGGGAGCCGAGGTAGACGGGGCTGGCCCACGCCCCGTGGTCGGCTTCCCGTTCGGTGTATTCGGAGCGGACCTCGGCGCTGTCCCAGCCGTCGAAGGACTGCAGGGACCAGGCGACCCCGTTCGCGTCCACCCTGCCGAGCGGGATGGCGCCGAGGTCGACCGAGAGTCCGCCGAGATCCTGTCCTACGGTGAATGGCACCGCGCCCCCTCCCTGTCAGCCGACGAAATTCATGTGGCGTGCGATGTCGGCGGCCTGTTCGGCGCTGGACTGCTTGGCGCCGTTGAGGGTGATGTTGGTGACGCGGTCGCCGCCCCCTCCGCCCCAAGGGGTGCCGTAGCCGCTGCTGGCGTACCGGCTGGCCGGGACCAGGTGGTAGCCGAGCGCGGCTGCGCTGGCCGCCAGCAGGGCCCGGCTGCGGGCGGTCGCGGTGAGCGGGATGAACGCCTCCGGCCCCGCCTCCCCGGCGAGGACCGGGGTGGCCCGGCTGAGGATTCCGCCGAGCGCCATGGCCTTCCCGCCCTGGGACACCCACTGCCGGACGAAGACGTCCTTGTTCGGCGCCGGTAGCGCGCCGATCGCCCCGGTCATCTTCGGCACGAGGGCCTTGATGACGTCGGTGCCCAGGCCTGCGGCAATGAGGTCGGCATAGCCGCGCCCAGTGCCGCCGCGCAGCGTGGACAGCAAGATCAGGCTGTTGGTGAGGTCGTCACCGGTGAGCGTGCCCTCAGCCTTGCCCACCGCCTGGTTGGCTTTCGCCGCCTGCGTCTTGCTGCCGACCGCCTGGTGGGCGACGGCCTGCGCATTGGAGTCGCCCTGCGCAGCAAGCGCCTGGGCCAGGTCGCCGAAGCCCTCCGCGGCCAGCGTCTGCAGGTCCTTGGCGAACTGCTGGTTCTGCTGGGTCGCGCTGCCGAGCTGCTTGGTGAAGTCCTGCAGCGTGGCCTTGGCGACGTCGCCGGTCTTCTGGAGCTTGGCGACGATCGACTTGAACTGCTTGTCGCTCGCGCCGGCCAGCGAGTTGACGAGGGCGTAGCCGTCCTCGCCCATTCCCTCGAGGAGGGATTCCACCTCGGCCCCGCCGCGCTTGGAGATCTTTGCGAGGTTGCCGCGCCACTTGTCGGTCGCCGCCACGGACTTGTTGAGCTGCGCCTCGTAGGCCGCCAGATTGAACGACGTGGGCGCCTTGGCGCCCTTCTTCAGCCCGAGGGCCGCATCGTCGGCATTGACCTTCTTCCGGTCGTCGGAGACCGTCTTGTCGGCCGCCTTCTTCGCCGACCTCGCCTTGTCGACCCGTGACTCGGCCGCCCGTAGCTGCGCAGCCGTGTGATGGCCGTGCCGCACTCTGGCAAGGTTCTTCTCGGCGTTGCTGAGATCGTCGGCCTTCTTCTTCGCGTCCTTCAACGCCGAGTTGAGCTTGTCCCACGCGTCCTTGAGGTCCTGGACCGCCTTGTCGTAGCGGGTCTTCGGGTCCGACGGGCCGCCCAGCACCGCCTGCCCGGACGGCGTGTAGGTGAAGCCCGCGAGGCCGCCCGAGGCATACGTGGTGATGCCGCCGGCGCCGTACCACATGACCGGGCCGCCGCCGAGCTGCTTGACGGTCTCCTCCGCGATCCGCCGCGACCGAGACCGCTTGGACGTGGCCAGCGGAATATAGGCCTCGCCGCCAGTTTCATCCTCCGCCCACACCCGCCACATGCCAGCCTTGGCGATCTGGGCGACATGGTCTTCTCTGCCGCCGTTGGCGTAGTAGATCGCCCCGTTGGCGTTGTAGTTGCCGCCCTCGTGGGCGACAGTGCCGTGATCGGTGTGCGTGGTCACGATATTGACAGCGACGGTCTTGCCATGGACGCCGTTGATGTAGCCCTGGATGGTGGCCGCTGCCGAGATCGGCCCGCCCGTCGGCAGCGTGATCGTGACCTGCTTGCCGTGCGTGCGGGAGATGTGGAACCCGAGCGACGAAAGCGCACCCTCGGCCGTCTTGGTCAAGGCACTCACCGTGACGGTCTTGCCCTTAGTGGAGGCAACCTTGCGCCGCACGGCGTCCAGATCTGACAGCGCCTTGGCGGTCGCGGCACTGACAGCCACGTTCTTGCCGGGCAGCCTTTTCGCGATCAGCGCGTCAAGGGCGGCAGCCGCTTTGCCAGTCGGGGCGGTGATCTCCATCTGCCGTCCGCCCGGCAGCGTCTTGACCTTGAAGCCGACCGATTCGATGTCCTTCTTGGCGTCGGCGGTCAGCGCCGACACCCGGATCGTCGACCCCTTCGGCATGTGCCCGGCAAGCCCCTGGACGTAGAGCAGCTGCTTCTGGGTGTCCGACAGGCCGGGCGTGGACATGGTGATGGCCAGCGACGACGGAATGAACCCCATCTGGGCAGCCAGGATCTTGGCCTGGTCAGCGGTGAGGCCGAACTTCTGCCCGGCTTTGACCGCGGCCTTCCACGACGACTCCATGCGGGCCTCGGCCTGCTGCAGCGCCGGAACGACCCCTGTCTTGTTGGCCCGCGCGAAATCGTAGGTGGCCTGCGCCGCGGACGCCGTCTGCTCGTTGAGGCCCTGCAGCTTGGTCCAGAGGCTCTGGCCATTCTCCGACGTCGTATTCAGTGATCCGTCGACCTGCAGAAGGGCTTTGCCATACCCCTTCGCGTGGTCGGTGCCGTCCTTGTACGAGCTGTTGAGGTCGAGCAGCGCCTGGTTCTGGTTGGCGACCGCCGCCTGCACGTCCAGCTCGCCACCCGACAGCAGGTCGAGGGCGGTGTGCAGCGCACGCGCCTTGGTGTCCGCGTCGCTCGCGGAGTCCCCCAGCGTCTTGATCGCACCCTGCAGCCGCCCCGTGGGGTCGGTGGCGTCCAGCGCGGCCGTGCCGGAGCCCTTCGTGGCGGCGGCGAGGTCCTTCTGCCGCTTGCTGGCCGTCTCGAACTCGCCGCTGAGGGATCCGAGCGCGTTGGCGGCCTTCTTGTAGGCGAGCCCCTGCGGCGTGTAGACCTTCTCCGAACTCCGGCCGGCCAGCACCATCTTGGAGTTTTCCTCGGCCGCGGCAGAGAGCCGCTTACGCAGGGCATCAAGGCTCGTGCCCTGCCCGAGGTAGGCGTCCGTGAGCTGGGTCGTACCGATGTGGGCGGACTGCATGACGTCCAGCAAGGCCGTCTT